CGAAGAGAAGCCGTTGTTCAGGACAGATGCCGCCTTGACCTGCTTCGTGTACGCCATGGCGCGAGCAAGAGCCTTCGTATAACGCTTGCTGAGCGAGTCGTACAGGTTGTCTTCAACCGCTTCTTCCGTGATGGAGAAGCCGAGAGCAATCGTCTCGTGGTTGTAACGAGCTGTCCAAGCTTCCTGCGCGTTGTCATACGCAATCGCTGAACCTTCGGCTTTCACCGGAGCAGCGGAGAATCCGCTCAGCTTCGTCTCTTCTTCAAAGGAACGCTCGGAGGTCTCAGTCTCGTAGATCTCCTTGTGCTCCTCACCATAGGACTTGTACTCAAGACCAAACAGGGCGTTCAAACCCGGAAGGAGTTCTTTGAGTAATTGTGCACGTGAAATAGCCATTTTTCAGAACTCCTATTAAATACCCAGCGGGTTGTTGTAAGCGTGACCGCCCTCAACCACGCCAGAAGTTACGTACGGAGCGTTAAACTTGACGATAACTTCAGGGTAGTAAACGGTGCCGCTCGACACGAACGCCGTGTCTTCAACAACGTCGATGATACGCATCGGCAGCGAACGAGTCGTAGCAGCCGAGCCAACCAACAGACCTTGTTGCGAGTCGTTCGTCGTCGTGTTCAGGGTGTTCGCCACAAGAGCCACGTTCAAACCAATGCTCGTGTACTCGAAACCGCCCGTGGTCGAAACCACCAGCGAAGCCGTCACACCGACAGCCTTGAACAGAGTGTCCGGGTCGTCAACCACGTACGCAACAATGTACGTACCAGCCTTGACCGCAGTACCCGAAATCCAAGACTGCGAGTAGGTCGGCTGACCCGTCACAGAGGATACGAAGTTACAGCCCAAGAACACGCCAGCAAAGCCAGCGACAGGGGCCGTCGTCGTCGAGGTCGTTACTTCAACAGTGCCGTCCGAAGCAAACTGTAGCGGGTCACCGTAACCGATGCTTGAGGCACCAGAAGCGATACGACGCTGACGGGTCGATCCGGCGAACACCTGCCCACCGATCAGATTGATCGGCTTCAAGCCATAAGGCTTGTCAACGGTAGGATAAGCCATTTGTTACTCCAAAAAAGAAAGTTATTTGCCCTTGCCAAACGAGACCGTAGTCTTCTTCTCAGTGAAGAGGGGCATACGTTCGTCGTTCAGCCTCATAAAGTTGTTGTCCACTGACTGCAACTGAGCTTGGGCCTGTTTCGCGTAATAGCTATCACGCTGGTCCATTAACTCCTTTGGAGCCTTGCAGAGCAACAACCCACCAATCTCAATGTTGTCTTTAAAACGTCCATTGGGATCAGCTTGCATCATCAGCTTGGGTTGTTCAGAAGCCTTCACAGGCTCCCAGCCTTCCCGAAACTTTGCAGACGTATTAGAGGGATCTGCTTGACCCATAATACTGGTCCGAATCCAGCGGAACACCCAACCTTCCTGCGGCTCCGGTTCGGGGAGCGTTTGGGGCGGTGCCCACGACATCTTTCGCTGCGCGGCATCTCTACTATCAACTTCTCGTTGCAAACGATTCTCAGCCATTTTAGTTACTCTCCAGTTTCATCAATTCACGGGCATACTGCTCATTACTCAAGCCAAGTTTTTTAGCCAGAGCAACTTGCGTAGCCGTCAAACGAATTTGACGAGGTGCGGTTCCCCGCGTTACAGGGGCCACGTTTGTGGATGGCTTTGACTTAGAAGAAGGTTTGGGTTCTTCCTTTTGAGGTTTGGCTTCTTCAACGTCGTCAAACGTCTCAGGAAACCGCTTCCTCATCGTTGCATCGATCTTTTGGTAGTACTCGTCACTACGCGGATCGACTCCAGACCTGACCAGCTTTTCGTGCAGGCCGAGCGCGAGGGCGGTCATCTCCTCGTCCACGCCGAACCAAGTGTTGTTCCGTTTCCACGCATCGGCTTTTGGGTCGATTACGGGAGCAGGCGCTTGTGGCGTCGTTACCTGTTGATAGGCTTGTACACTTTCCTCTTCTTGTTGTAAAGAGGGGCGGAAGCCTTCGTACTGTTTAAGTTTTAACTTAGCATCAGTCATCGCTTCTTGAGCCATAGCGATGTTTTCGGCATCGCCTGATTCGTAAGCTTGCTTTAGCTTTTCTTTAGCTGTCGTAAGTTCGTTGTTTGCAGCCTTAGTAACCTCTTGGATAAAGACTCGCTCACCAACGCCAAGGCGCTGCTTGAGACGCTTGTTCTCTTCCATCTGAGATTGAGCAAACTTGAGGGCTTCCTCACGCTCACGGGCTGCTGATTCCTTGGCACGACGCTCGTCATTCCAGACCTTTTTCATCTGGCGGAAGCGTTCTTTTACGTCGTCGGAATACTCGTCTAACTCATCTTTTTCAAGCTTTTCGACAATCTCCTTGGGCATCGGGCGAGAATGCTGCCGATCCTCTGGAGGCATATCGTCCACAATTTCAATACTGAAATCGTCTTCACCCGCCGTGTCTTTGGCTTTGTTTTCAGCCTCTACTTCGTCGGGGAATTTGTATTCTTCAAGATCTGCCATGATTTACTCCTTATGCGCGGCGGATACCACGGGGGTCATCGACCACCGCTTCCACACTGTCGTCGTTGATGATTCGGAACTCGCGGCCATGAATGACCACGCGGGTGCCTGCGTACGGACGGGTCAGAACAAAGTCCCCTTCCTTGCACCACGGACCAGTCGGAAACCGATCCTTATCCTTGTAGGCCATGTCACCCACCTTCACGACAAAGAGAACGACCGTAGTCAGTTCCTCCGTACGCTTGGTGTCCTCGGCCTTGACGATGCCGCCTTCAAATTCCTCTTCTACATGAGGAACCGCGCACAGCAACCGATACCCTCTCGGCGCTGGGAGCAACGAGGCTTTCTTGGCCTCTTCCTGTGTTTTCTCAATATCAATATTACTCATCGTCTGTCTCCATCCGTTTTTCAAGGTCTGAAATCAAAACTTTGGCTGCATCAAGACCTTGGATGATGCCGCACAATCTTCGATACTCTTCGATGTCCTTCAAAGTGCCTTGAGACAGAAAAGACACGATGTTGGAACGCTCGTCCTCAAGTTTTGATTTGAGGTAGTCGAGTGCTGTCGTATAACTCATTTACTCCTTCTTGCCCTTTTGGGGGCGGTTACGCTGAAGATCAGCGGATTCTTTTGCCTTGGCAATATCGATGCCCATCCGCACTCCATCTGCCTGCTGTTTCGCAGCCAAGCTAGCTTTGTGTTTCTGGATGTCTGCGCCCATCTTGGCGGCTTCGATCTGCTGACGGTTCGATATCTCAAGTTGACGAAGTTCGATCTCATCGGCTTTGAGCGCCGCATCGATCTGCAACTCCTTCTCTTTACGCTGCTGCTCGGCCATCTTGACCTGAGCATCGATCTGCAACTTCTGCTGCTGGATCTGCAATTCTTGCTGACGAAGTTGAAGCTCCATCTGCTGCATCTGGATAACAGGGTCTTGCGCCTGTTGTTGCGCTTGGGCGGCTTGGGCCTCGGCTTGATCCTTCTGCAACAACTTGGCAGCGGCTGCGGCGGCAAGTTGAGATATCTGAACCTCGGCTGCTTCTGGCAGGAAGTTCTCGTCTTTCTCCGCATCGGGCATCGGCGGGAGATTCGCTCCCAACTGCTTCTCGATTTCCTTGCGGTACTGAAACGCCACGTGCTCCATGATGTGAGCAGCGCCAGCGGCCATGATGGACTGAGCCTGCGGGTTCTGACCCACAATCTGCATGATTTTCGGATCTTGCATGGCCATCATGTGAACCTGTAGATGCGCCTCGTGATCTTGGTAGTAAAACGCCTTGACGGGTTTGCCGTTCAAGAGATTCATGTTCTCCGTCACCGGGTCTACAGGCTTTTGATCATCAGCAGCGGGGATAATTTTGTTGGCATTCCTGATGCCCAAGGTCTCAATCATCTGCCGATGAAGATAGGGTAAATCGTAAATCTGCGGAGCCGACTGCGAGAGTTGCAGCACAGCTTGGTACTGCACCACCTTCTGCGACATGGTTGCCGCATTTGGGTCGGACACCGGGAGGATGTCCACGTTGTCGTAGTCGGACTTCTTGGCCTTGCGACCGCCGACTTCTGGCTCGTAGCTATACTCCTCTGGCGTATAGTCTCGGATGATCACAGCAAGGAGCTTGAACTCCTGCTTCATCGTGTAGTGGATGCGAGCCTGAACAGCCGACATCACCTTGAGAACACGCTCTAGGATTGCCAGTGTCGTACCGACCGGAGCCTGCGACGACATATCGCTGACTTTCAGATCCGACACCGCAGCGAAGCGGCGTCCTTCCTCGACCACTCGATCCATCAACTGAGCGAGAGTCTGCGAAGGTTCCTTGTATGGCAGCGGGAGGATGTTGTCCTTGATCGCGCCACTCGGTACATCTACGTCTCGGAACTCGCCGGGAGCAATAGGCGTATCGTCTCCCTTAATTCGCAACCCGCGCGACTTGAGACCACCCGGAAGGTTGCTGAGTGTTCCTGCGTCGATAAGCTGGCGAAGAAGTGATGTAGCTGCCTTAGAGTGTCCGCCGATAAGGTGGATGAGACCAAAGTAGTAGAACCCGAAACCGGGGATGTAACCATAATGAACAAAGTGCTGTCGCTTGGCTTTGAGTTCATCTTCTTCTTTCCAGTTCCTGCGTATAGCTAGGACTGTCCCCGTTCCCTTCTCAATCGTCACCACGTATGGCAGTGCGATCCCCGTCTCGTTGTTGTCATCATCAACGTCTGGATAATCTTTCAGGTCAAGGTTCACGTGCATCTCAAGCAACTGGAACCGGTCGTCCATGCTTGCTGAGAAGCCTTGATCCTCTGCCTTCTGCTTCTCCACCTCGTCCATGACGCGA